CATGGATTTAGTATATGAATACAAACCTTTGCAAATTGAAAGAGAAAGATTACTTAAAGAAATAAAACAATTAGAAACAGATGATGAAATTGGAAGTCTGCTAGGTCAATATGGTGACGATGCTCAGGAGATACAAGGTAAACGATTTGAACTTAGTGATGTAATGCAACAACAAGAAGTGTTATTACAAGAAATTAATTCAGTTGCACGTGGTTCTGTGCCTAATCCTGCAAGTGGACGTGGCATATATGATTGGTTAGTAGAAAAAGAAATTGCTGAGAAAGGTATTCCAATTGACCCTGAAGATTACAATAGAAATATGTCTGCTGTTAAAGAGACAATATCAAAACGTTTAGATAAAGCAGGTATTTTAGGCAGAAAATATTTAGATGAGGAATCTAGATATGGTGACCCTAATGAAGGCACATTTAATACTGTTACGTTTAATCAAAATACTGCAATACCTATTTCTAACAAAGGTGTACCAATATACACAGGCAAAGGATTAGAACTTGCTAAGGGTAGTGCAATTAACATTGGGTTTGCAGGTACACCAAAAAGAGCAAGTGATTTAAAGGACATGCAAGAAGGATTGTTAGACCGTTTTGGACATGAAATAATAGCTGAACCTAATATTGAAATACCTGAGATGTCTATATTTGATTTAGAAGGTAGACCATTTGTATCTTCACAAGCAGACTTAACACGTGCAGGAGGTCTATTACAAACTGTTGATGGAGTGCCTTTAGCACAACCCATTGAAATGCTTGGTGGGCAAGACTATATGTGGTTACCAAGAAGTGTTAAAGAAAATTTAGTGTGGGCATCAGATAAAGATAAGATTAAAAAACTAGCCAAAGAAGCACAACTAATAGCAAAAGACACAGGAAAAGAGCCTATATATATTCCTTTTCGTATGAAACCAACTGGAATGGATTTCAGTAAACAAATAGCTGACAGTATGATTCAATCAGCTTTAGTTAGATTAAACAAATCACAAATAGCAGAATTAAATAATACTATTAGAAAAGAAGCATTTAAAAAAGAAAAAGATAGTCCAAAGAAATATATAGGTACAGACTTTAAAGGTATTGATGTAGAAAACCCATTGAATGATAGTGTTAGTGGTGATTTAAGAAAAGAAATAATTCGTATAATGGACAGAGATTACAGATACGATGGTGGTCAAAAGATAAAACGTGGAAGTGAAGAAGGAACAGCTTCTTTAGCACAAGTGCGTGTAGCTAATGCAGACCCTAGTCAATTAGACAAAGAACCAATGACATTGCAAAATGTAGCTAACTTAGATATGGACAATTTAGTACGTAATGCATCTTTTCACAATACTTATAACACAGGCATAGGTGGCGAAGCGTTAGGTAAAATTAAAGAAGATGTAAGCATATTAGATTTGTTTGATTCAAAACGTAGAAATAAGAAAGGTGAAATAATTGGTGACTATTTAGGTTCAGATGGTAAACCAATGACTAGAGCAAATTGGACTGACGATGGTTATAGAAAAACAACAATGCAACCAGTTAGTGGATTGCTCACACATAAAAGACTTATGGCACTTGAAAAACGACTAGAAGAAACAGGTGGAATACTTTAAAAATAATGATATACTTACGCTTAATTAGACAGAGGACATCTTATGAATGAATATGAATTAGCCTTAAAAGAATACATGGACAAACTTAAAGGTGGCTTTCAAGGAGCTATGACTGGTGTTATGGATGGTCTTGGTGGTGGCACTCCTCTCGCAGGAAAAATAAAAGAAAACAATTTCTTAAAAAGCTTAATGGGTGGTGAAACAGCTACTAATCCTACAACAACTACAGATAACTTAGACCCTGTTGCCATGCGTTCAATGGTAAACACACACAATGCTAGTGGCACAGACCCAATGATGTTTGCAGGAGCTAACGCAGTTGGTGCAGGACTTACTGATGTTGCACAACCTGTTATGAACAGTATTGGTTTTCCTGACAGTAGAGGCTTTGATACACCTGCTGACAGAGATGCATATCAAATGGATGCTACCGAAGCATTAGTTAATAGCATGACTGATGACGAACACAATGTATACATGCAATTAGAAGAGTTTCAAAGACCTGCGTTTCTACAAGCTATACAAGAGAACAAATTATCACAATACGAGGCAGAAAACTTTAACAGATTAAGGACACCTTACTAATGGCTTTATCTAATTACACAGGACTTAAAGCTTCTATAGCTGACTTCCTAAACAGAGATGACCTTACAGCAGTAATACCTGACTTTATTACATTGGCTGAGGCACAAATAAACAGAGACATTAGACACTTTAAGATGGAAGCAAGGTCTAGTGGTCAACAAGATGCAGGTGACGAGTATATGCAAACTCCTGCTGATTGGATTGAAACAATAAGATTACATCTTACAGGCACAGGCACTACAGTAGTTAACCTTGTCTCTAGAGATGCTATGGCGGATAAAAGAGCCGCTAACGAGAATGCCACAGGCACACCTCGTATGTACACACACGCAGATGGACAATTTCAATTGTACCCAACTCCGGGAAACGACACAGACTTTGAGTTGCTTTACTATCAAAAAGTACCATCCCTTAGTAGTAACTCAGATAACTGGCTTTTGTTAGAAGCACCTGATGTATACCTCTACGGAGCGTTATTACACTCAGCACCGTATTTAGCAGAAGACCAAAGGGTAGCAGTTTGGGCGCAGATGTATTCTGCCGCAGTTGCTAGATTAAATGAATATTCTGACCAAGCACGTTATAGTGGGTCAGGGTTAACACTTAAAGTGAGAGGATTAGTATGAGTTTTACTAACTTTTTAGAAACAGAGATACTAGACCATGTATTTGCTGGTGCAGCGTACACAGCGCCATCAACATTATACTTAGGTTTATTTACATCAGCTCCGGGTGAAACTGGTGGTGGTACAGAGTTGTCAGGTAGTGCATATGTTAGAAAAGCTATTGCATTTACAACTTCAGGTGACACGACTAGTAACAACGCAGCAGTAGAATTTCCAACTGCAACTGGCTCTTGGGGAACTGTAACACACGTAGGAGTATTTGATGCATCGACATCAGGTAATCTTATGGTGTACGCAACGTTAACTGCTAGTAAAACAGTAGCTTCAGGAGATGTGTTTCGTGTTCCATCAGGTGACTTAGATATTACTTTAAACTAGGCTAACTTCAAATGAAGTATGGTCAGTATAAATTTAATAGAGGTGCATACTCTACTGCTGATTTAGAAGAAGGCGCTTCTACAGTATCGGTTACATCAGTTGTAGCAAATGTTAATTCTGTTAGAGTTAGGACTTCAGGTGCATTAGCTGCTAGTACAACTGTAATAGTAACAGAAAGCTTTACTACTGTTGTAGGTGCAGCAACATCTAGTTCTAGTGTAACAACAACTGCTGTTGGTAATAGAGTCGCACTTGGGTCAGCAACATCCACCGTTGCAAGTACAACTGCAAGTGCTGGACAGCGTGTTACATTAGGAAGTGCTTGGTCTGCTTCTATTTCATCTGTTACATCTGCTTCCCAAGTAATAATTTTGGGTAGTGCAACAATGACCTCATCTTCATCAATCACAGCGAATGGTGGTTTTGTACGTTTTGGAGCAGCAACTGCAACATCAACAGCAAATATAATAGCTGAAGGCAGACTTAAATGGTCAGCTATAGCAGAAGGTAGTGAAGTATGGACACCAATAACTAACAATTCAGTAACATGGACAGAAATAGCGGCATAATATTATGGCATTAATACCTCTACAATTACCACCGGGAGTTCATAGAAATGGTACAGATTTTGAGTCTTCTAATAGATGGCGTGACTCTAATTTAGTTAGATGGAGCGATGGCTCATTAAGACCTGTAGGTGGCTGGGATACAAGAAAAGCATCTGCAACAGCATCAGTACCAAGAGCTTTACATGCTTGGGTAGACAATAGTGGTGCATCTGCAATGGTTGCTGGTACACATAACAAACTTATTTATATTAATGCATCAGGTACACTTGCAGACATAACGCCTTCAGGTCTTACAGCCGGTGATGTTAATGCAGTCATAAATACTGCTTTTGGTGGTGGGTTTTGGGGTTTAGGTTTTTATGGTGTTACACGACCAAGCTCAGGTGTTTACCAAGAAGCAACTACGTGGGCATTAGATAACTTTGGTCAAAATTTATTAGCATGTTCATCTAAGGATGGCAAAATATATGAATGGGCATTAAATACATCAGTCCTACCAACAGCTTTAACAAATGCACCTGTCAATAATAAATCAATGCTAGTTACTGAAGAGCGTTTTGTATTTGCTCTTGGCGCAGGTGGTAACCCTCGTAAGGTGCAATGGTGTGATAGAGAAGCAAATACTACTTGGAGTCCTGCAGCAACAAACGAGGCTGGTGATTTTGAATTACAAACTACTGGTCAGATTATGTGTGGTGTCAGAATGCGTGGCAGAACATTAATACTTACTGACACAGATGCACACATAGCTACTTACTCAGGTGCGCCATTCGTATATGGATTTGAAAGAGTAGGTACTGCTTGTGGAGTTGTATCAAGAAAATCAGTAGTAGCAATAGACCAAGGCGCATTTTGGTTAGGTGCTAACGGATTTTTTATGTTTGATGGTAGTGTTGCTACAGAATTAAAATGTGATGTGCAAGATTATATATTTCAAAATATTTCTAACAACCAAATTAGTAAGGCTTATGCAGTACACAATTCACAACATAGTGAGATATGGTGGTTTTATCCTTCAGCAAGTTCAACAGAAAATGACAGTTACGTTACTTACAACTACATGGAAGGGCATTGGGCAGTTGGCACAATAGACCGTACAGCAGCAGTTGACAGAGGAGTATTTGATTTTCCAATATGGGCAGATGCAAGTGGTAATTTATATAATCATGAATACGGTTTTGCACATGGTACATACACACCTTATGCAGAGTCAGGCTCAATATCGCTTGGCAATGGTGACCAAATAATGAAAGTTACAAATCTTATTCCTGACGAATTGACTCAGGGCGATGTTAAGGTATCATTTAAGACAAGATTTCATCCTAATGATACTGAAACAACACATGGTTTATATACTTTGTCTAATCCAACATCAGTAAGATTTTCAGGTAGACAAATAAGATTACGAGTTGAAGGTAGTAAATTAGCAGATTGGCGTTCAGGTATTATGCGTATAGAAGCTAATCCGGGCGGTGGACGATGAGTTCACAGTTACCTCCACCACCATTAGGTAATCAATGGAACACGTGGGGTGAGCGTATTAATAAGTTTTTAGTTAATACACGTAACAAATTAGAATTTAGAGATGCTGACTCAAAAGCAACACAGGATGGCATTTTAATGTGGGATGAAGCTCAAAACGCTGTTGTTGTAAGTAAAAACGGTGCTTGGGTAAAACTTAAATACGACCCATGAATATAACAGAAGAATTAATGCGTGGTAAAGCTTGGATAGAATCAGCACTTAAAAAAGGTGGTGAAACGCATGATTTTAAAGATATTGTAGATGGTGTTTTAAGTGGACACATGCAACTATGGATGGGTGCAAACGGATGTGCAGTAACTGAAGTTATCGTGTATCCTAATAAGAAAGTGCTTCATGTATTCTTAGCAGGTGGTGATAAAGGCTATGGAATTAAACAAATTACCGATATGCACGATGATGCAATGGCATGGGGTAAATTACAAGGCTGTGATGGGATGACAGTAGCAGGACGAAAAGGGTGGAAAAAAGTTCTTGAGTCTCGCGGTTGGTCAGAACAGTTTACAACATTATTGAAGGAGTTTTGACATGAGTGGTGGTGGCGGAAAAGGCGGTAGCAAAAAAACGGAGACAACAATACCTGAATGGGTACGCGCTCCTGCTGACAGAAACTTACAAAGGGCAGAAGCTGTACAACAAATTAAGTACATGCCTTACACAGGAGGTCAAGTAGCTGCACTAACACCTACACAAGAAGCGGCAATGAATAACAACATATCAACTGCACAAGCATTTGGTTTGTTAGACCCTAGTAGCACATTGACTGCTACAAGTGGAATGCCAACTCCAACAACATACGATAATGGCATGAAAGGCTATGGCTCAATTGGTTTGTATGACCAAGCATTAAAAGAACTTACAGCTAGAGACCCTGCAAACATGGATGCATACAACAACTTATTTGGTAATGCAGTACCTGCTAATGTAGCACGTGGAGGAGGTGGTGGAGGCTTTAGAGGAAGTGCTAATTTTGGTGGTAATTCCCAACCAAGAGCAGTTATAGCTAATCAAACAAAATATGGAGCTGATAGGTCAGAAGCAATTACAGGTGGTAGAGGTGTAAAAAGAAGTACACCACGAGGTTCAGGCACAACAGCAGGATTAAATAACGCAAAGACTCGCTCATACATTACAGCAGCAAGAGGCGAAAGAAATAAAAAATATGGAGGTAATTACTAATGGCGAATCAAGGACTACCCGGCGGTCAAACAACACCACCTAACATAAACAGCCTAGCAGCTCAAGGCATTCAAGGTGCAGGAATGGGTACTGCCCAAGGTTTAGGATACAATCCTTTGTCAGTAAACGCTAACCAATTAAGCAACACTAGCTTAACACCATACATGAATCAATTTACAGATGATGTAGTAAAAGCTAATGAAGCTGATATTTTACGAGGCGCACAAATGGGATTAGACCATTTAGGTGCAGAAGCTCAAATGGCAAATGCTTATGGTGGCTCTAGGCATGGTGTTGCTATGGGTGAAATGGGTCGTGGAGTTGCATCACAACTTGCACAATCATCAGCAGGATTAAGACAAGCTGGTTTTCAAAACGCTCAACAAGCGGCAATGAACGACATTAATACTAATTTACAAGGACAAATGGCTAACCAACAAGCTGATTTGTCAGCACAAGGACAAAGATTAGGTGCAGCTAATCAATTAGCAAACATATCTAACCTTGGCTTTGGTATGGGTCAACAAGTCAACAACAACTTAATGCAACAAGGTATGCAACAACAAGCTATGCAACAAGCATTGTTTGATGCAGCACAGAAACAATTTCAAGGCTTTACAAATCAACCTGTTAATAGTCTTGGGTATGTTACTGCCGCACTTGGCAATACACCAGTACCTGAAACGCAAACAACATCTAAACAAAACGGTCTGTTTGATTACCTAACAGCCGCAACACAAATGTACGGAGGCTAAAATGTCATTAGGACTTGGACAATTATTTGGTGGACTTTTGTTAGGTCAAATGGCAGGAGGACTGTTAGGTGGTAAACAAGAAGAAGAACAGCCAACACAGGTAGCAAGTAACAATCAAAGTTTAATGGGTGGATTACAAGGTGTAAGCAATTCTATGTTTAAGGGTATGAGTCAAGAAGACGTTTATCGTATGGGATTAGGATTTAATACTTTACGTTTAGAGCCTGACCAAACTTTAGCATCACAGTTCGAATCTAGAGTTAAAAGAATAAATGATGAAAAAGTAAAAGTAGCCGCCTCAGAAAAATTAGCATCACAAAAAACTCAAACA